GACAATTTATACGAAGGACCCTGAATTATCAAATGCGGTGCGCGAGGCGAGAATGCAGGGCGATGTATTCCAACAAATCGGGCAAAACGCTGGGTATTTCTTTCAGACCGCAATCTTAGGAATGCCTGATACGCATTGGGTCGGGAGTAATAATTTCACCTTCGACAAAAACGGAAACGTTCAAAATATAGAGGGCGATGAACTCGTTTATGACAAAAATTTAAAAGCGATGCTCCCACCGGAAGTTGCCTCCGGAAGTGGCGCAATTAAAGTAACACCCGAAGTTGCCAAGCAGCTCGCGCAAAAAGTAAATGCGATCATCGATGACTTGCGTACGATGAAAAGAGAAGCGGAAAACGCCTACCAGGAACATGACGCTGCGATAAGCGATTTGAAATACGATACCTATCGCCAGGTCGGTCACGGCTTATACGATCAGCTTACGCTCGATGATGTAAACAATACGCTGAATGATTTGGCGCAGTCGTTCGATAAAAAAGGGAATCCGCTGTTTTACGATGTCGATGCCGAAGCGGCCTATATCGCGTCATTGCAGGATACGATTTCAGATTTAGAGGAGATCAGCGGTTATCTCGCACAAATCGCAAAGGATTTCAAATCAAAAGACAAGATGCTCGCAAACTGGTTAAAGTTATAGGAGATGAGTAGATGGATACGTTAGATCAAATAATCAAAAAGCAGAACGGCCCAATGGAAAAGCGCAGGCAGCTTGCTATGCTGAAAACGGGTATGAGAGGCGTGGCCGGAACCAAGCTCGAATCCGTTCGAAATACCCTCAGACCGAAATTCAAAGTAGATGACATACAAAAGGAAATGAACAGCGTCTATTCATCACTTCTCTACAGCTTCGAAGGGAAAGCGCAGCAGGCGCTCGCACAGCGGATCAGCCAAAGCGCTCAGCAGCTTATTCATACGGAACAGGACGGAGAAAGCTTTGTGAATGGGTTTAAGACGAATTAGAGGCGCCAATTACGGCGCCCTTTTTCGTTTATTTACGGTTTCTTAACGTTAAACATCGCAAGCAGCGTCTTATCCGGCTCCTTGGATTGTCGATAAAACACGTTAGGATTGAACGTATATCGCTCCGGTTCGCTGCCGACCTTTATTCGCGCGACAACGAACTCCCCATCGAATTTCATCTGCTTCAGCCGCCGGCCAAGCGTGTCCGGCGTTACTCCGATCGCGGCCGCTAGCTCTTTCTTATTGAACCATCGGATAAGCTTCGGATTCTTTTCGAAAGGATTGGCGCAAAGAGCGTTTGTTTCGTAGTGGATAAACGGCAGCATCCGGTAAATCAGTCCGATGTCTGTCGCCTTCACTTCGCTGTATACCTTCTTAATTTTCGCAGTATAGAGTTTGACAACGTACTGACTACCGAAGTTACCTTTGAAGTGGTAGCGCTCGTTCACCGAGTATATGCCGCCTTCTTCCCGGATAATATCGTGCTGAATACACGCGTTCAGAAAATCGTAGAATGTCATACGCTTTTTCGTGAGCTGTAGAACGGACATCATATCCGCTGTCTTCATCGGAGTTTTATCGCGGCTAGATTTAACGAGAACACCGTTATAGTCGACGTAGCATTGTAGCAACATCAAATACCCGCATTGTGCCGTTGTGAGAGCGTCATAGACTTCGTGAATATAAGACATATTGGCGTTGGAAAAGTCGCGTCTGTCCGTTGTCTGTTTCTGCTGTTCCCGGAAAGCTTCGTCCTGGTTCCGGTGTCTGAGCGTATAGTCTGTTGATAGGTCCTCGCCTGTCTCTGCGTTTACTACTAGTAATCTTTTCAAAATATCGTCTCCTTTTTCGCAAAATAAAAGAGCGCGTGTAGGGCGCCCTCATAACGTATAGACAGCTAAACGGGTAAAAGTAACGGGTTTAATGAGAAATTTTTTCGCCGGTTTCGATATTGATCGTGAACTGTCCCGGTGATCTTCCCTTTACGAAATCGTTATAGCGGCTTCTTCGTTCTTTATTTCGCGCCCTGGCCGATCTATCAACGAACTTTTCCTCGTATGAAGAGCGTTTTCTTCGCGTCGGAACTTTATAATTTCGACCATCTGCCCCGTACTCTTCTGCGAGCTTTTCGGATGCCTCCGACTTGATGCGCTCTTCTCGCTGCGTTTCGCTCATGATCGGGTACTCTTCGCGAGCCATTTTATCCGGGTGTGGGTTCGTTAGCTCTTCGTAGATTACGAGATTCGCCATACGTTCAAGCGCGATAGAATCCGGATGCTCTCCGACGGCATCGAAGTAAGCGTCGGCCAGCGCGGTAATTTCCTCAATACGTTCGATCCGGTCAAGTTCTCCGGATTTCGTTCGTTGGTACATATCCGTGATCATTTCGTGTAGTAGCGCCTTATCCATTAATTCGTCCTCCCGTCGAGTATCCTTCGCCATGTCCCGCCCAATAGTAGTAAATATCCGCAATCGAATCAGCCGCTCGATTTATCAGATGATTAACGGAATCCTTGCCGACCCCCATCCGTTTTCCCGCCTCGACTTGCGTCAGGTCTTCGAAATATACGAGCCGGATAGCTTCGCGTTGTCTGTCGGTCAGATCCGCAAGCTCAATCGCGTTGTGCAGATCGAGCAGCACTTCGGCAGCTTCGTATTCTCCGAGTCGTTTGCGGCTGACGAACTTCGGATAATCGGAGAGCAACGTTTTGACGCCCTCCGCATTGTCTAGCGCATATGTCGTTTCAAATTCGCGATCCTTTCGGTGTAGATCGATTTTGACTGTTCCGATAACAACCGCCTCCTTTTTCGTTAATAACTTCGTTAACAATCCGCACACTACTGTTGACTATCGGTAACTATTCCGTCTATACTGAACGTAAATACTTTCGTAAGGAGATTCGATATGGCGATCGAATGGATTTCAAGCGAAACAATTCGCGATCTCAAAGCGTTTATTACAGTCGATAACTACGGCAGATTCTGTGTGTCAATGGGTGCGCGACGTGCTTTAAAGCTTCCGGAAAAAACGGGGTTCCGACTATTCCTTGCGTATGATAAGGACGAGCGAAGGATAATCGTAGGGAAGCCCGGATATGTTTCGATAGAAGGCGATGTGCGACCGTTTAAATTTGATCCGCGTGGTTACTCATCAGCGCGTCCATATATCCGAAAACAGAATTTATACGGCCAAGATCTTCCACAGAGATTCTACTTGATCGGCGATGGCGAGGCGTCAAAACAACCGTACCTGGCCTATCCGAAAGGCACGTATGCGTTTCAGCTAGACGAGTAGCTCCGCCATAATCGCGTCCAGCTTCTCGTATAACTCTTCCGGCTTGCCTGCGTTCTCAATTTCGTAATCAACTTCGAAACTGTTAACGGCAAGCTCAGTCGGATGCTCCAAGTCGACAAGATCGAATTGATCGCCGGCTTTTTTAGCGCGTTCAATGCGGAGATCGACGGGCGCTGTTATGCGGATAAATACGAATCCTTCGTCCTTCAATCGCTTGTATTCGTTAGGCTGGCGGCAGTCATCGACGATCACGCGATTCTTTAGCGCTGTATTGCCGCAGTCGCAAGGATGGCGGTCGAGATAGGCGGCTATTTTCGGCATGAGAGCGTCGATCCATACGTCCTCTCCGAAGGCTTCCCGCGCCCACTGTCCGAACTTCTGATAATGAGCGCGCGGCTTCGGATTTCTCGGAACGTGAGGGAATGCGCGGTGAAATGCGTCCTTTAGTTCGTCGCCAAATGCGAACGGCTGGAAATCGTAGTGAAGCGAAATGTACGATGCAGCGAGCGACTTGCCTGCGCGAAGTGGTGCGGTGAGGGCGATCTTCATTGGCGTTCCCTCATTGCGTTAAGAAGTGCGGCAACCTCTTCGGCAGTGAACAGGCGCATATCTGAGTCGGATTCGAGGTGCGCCACCTTTCCGTCCGCTTCCTTTGCGGCATATTTCAGCGCCTCCAATTCTTCGCCGTGCCTCCGGTTGTCTTTGTGTAGCGTGTCGATTTGGTCTTGTAGACGCTTAACTTCTTCGTATAGAAAATCGGTCACATCCTCGTTTGTAGCATAATCGTGTACGATTCTATCCTCTAGCTTAGCGATATCGTGGCGAATATCCGCAACGTCATTCCGTAGATTAGCGATGCTTCCCGCCCCCACTTCATACCATCCGAGCTCTTTCTGGATTCGCTTATTCTCGCGTTCCAATTCCGCAACACGCGTCGCCAGGTTAGCGATAACGTCGATCGGGTCGGATGGTTGCGGTTCTTCTTCGGAGGATTCGACCGGGACGAGGACGCGATACTCATGTAAATATAGTGGAATATCCCTTCCGTCCGACACTCGCACATTAGCGTATTCACCGAAGTAAGTGTCATCCGTTGCGTAGCTTTCAACCGTACCTACTTCACCAATTCGAAAGTTTCCGAACTCCTCCGAAGAGTCCTCGTCATCTACAACGACAACCTTCTCGCCTACTTCCGCCTTGCGATCGACCATTTCGTAGCGCTCCGCCGTGCCGTCAGGTCCGTCAATGTGGACGATATTGGTCGGTTCGAGAACGCGGTATTCTTCGCGATTTCCGTCTAAGAAAATATCATTATCGAAGCCTTCGAATAAATCAATTGATCCATCGTCGTAGTTATCGTACCAATGCGCCACAGTATCGATATGACCTACCGGAAAATCATCGCCCTCTGTCACGATAATCTTATCGCCGACCTCCGCCTTCCTATCGACCTCTACATATTCGCGTTTGATTCCGCCAAGTGATTCGTCAGCCAGTACGTGGATTTTTTCGTTAGTTTTAGTCATTTTACCGAGCTCCCTTCGTATTAATCGTTCAAATTCCGGCTTAACCCGATCCATCGCGCTTTTAAGGAAGTCCAAACGAACCGCCTCCTCGTTATTTAATAACCCGCAATTCTACCGACTGCCGGCCGAACTGTACTGCGTCTGCTTCATTCGCGACCAACAGATCGAGCCGTGCGCCTTTAATCATGCCGCCTGTGTCGATCGCCTTCGCCCGAAAACTCGAACCGTCAGCGAGTCGGACTTCAACCGTAGAGCCAAGCGCAATCACAGACGGATCGACCGCTATGACGCGTGCTCCCTCGTAGTAGATCGAATGGCTGACGTCGACTCCCGTTTTGGTGATGCCGGTGCAGCCTTCCGAACAGAATGCGGTATAAGCCGAGGCCTCGAACGTTTTCCATCCCGATTCAACTTTTGTACTCTTTACGGACATCTGCTTCGACTTCTTCAGCGCCTTGATTTCGTCCTCAAGCGCCTGTATGCGTGCGTCCTTTTTCGTTATCTCTTTCGTTAATTCTCTGTTGCGCGATTCAGCCGATTGGATGGCGGCCTGTTCTGGCGTTATCCTTGGCGGTTCTGGCGGCTGATCTGCCGGACAATGGCCGGAGAATAGCTGCGCTGTTATCGTGAAATTCGTTAGGATACCGATGCTTACACCTCCTCGAAGAATTGCGCGGTCCACGGCTCTACATTAACGACTTCCTGGCGCAGGGCTTCCGCTAGATCAGCGATCTCCTTTTGCGCTCCGTTTCCCGGCTTACGTTTCGAATAGAATTCAAGTAACGACCGCAGATTCGCAGTCATTACGAGATTGGTTGCGGCTGATTGCGGGAGGACGGCGCGAGCATCTTCGGCTGGAACACCGGCTTCCCGGAGCTTGTCGTATGTTTGTTGAGCGATCGCCATAGCTTCCGCAAATATTTCCGGTGAAGGGCGATCTTCCATCGGTGCTCCGTATACAAAATCGTACATGTCTACAGTTTTATCTTCGGTTACTGTCGTAGGGACCACGTAATCGAATCCGCCGATCTTATCATCGCTTCCCATCCGCACATAACGTTGAGACTGGACGCTGAAACTAAAGCCGACTCTATGGCGTGTAAGTTGCGCCAATAACGCCCGGCTGACGCCTTCAATCGCAAAGGTGAACGAAAGGTGTTCGAGTGTCGACGTGTGGCCGGAACGTACGATCATTCGGAATAGTCGGTCGGCATCCGTTCCTGTGCCGCCATCTGACGCTTTGGATCCGAAATACTTGGCGCCTTCCTTTGCGACAATTTCGGACGGCTTGTTCGGTGAGTAGCACGTTCTGATTGCGGTTAGGGCGACGACCTGGCCGTCGGTTGGGTGCAGATCGTCCAAGGTGTTCGTAAAATATTCGCCAGATTCATCGTATTTTCTATAATCGAGAGTCTGTTTGAATTCGTCGCTTAATTGCGTATGTGCGATTAGCTGTACGTTCATTTTGGTTTCCGCCATTTATTCGTCCTCCTTCGCTAGACTTTCGAAAACTCTTCGGTATTGGTCGTTAATAGATTTCGTAACTATTTCTCTCGCTTTCTCTTTTGTTGTGATCCGAAAAGTGCAATCGTCTTCTCCGTACATTTCGGAAGTGACAACATAATCGCGAAACAGTTCGTTCATATATTCGAGGTCGCCCGCGCCATAGAATTTTCCGTTCAAGAAACATGCGTATGTTTGCGGCATTATATCAGCTCCTTTCCGATCGGCTCTCCGAAATATTCCGGATGGGGACTTCCGACACCGCTACTCCCAAAGCCGCCCGCTCCCCGATCGCTATCGCCCAACTCAGTCACTTCTGTAAAAGCCGCCTGCTCGACCGGCTTAATTACGGCCTGGGCGATGCGATCACCTTTGCGGATGATGTACGTTCCCGCACCGACAATTTCGTAAGGTATGTCGACCAATGTTCCGCTCACACTTTCCGCATACCCTCGGCAAACATTTATGAGTGTGCCGGCCTCGTTAGTATCGTAAATCCATTGCGCAATATTATCGACAATCACTCCGACTTCTCCCCGATAGCCCGCGTCAACTGTACCGAGCTGAACGCGAAGCTTCGTCTTCAGCGTAATGCCGGAGCGTGGCCGAATCTGCATTTCGTAGCCTTCCGGAATCTCGAACGCTAGCCCCGTTTTGACTAGCGCGGTTTCTCCCGGCTCGATGACGACGTCTTCTGCCGCAACCAGGTCGAAGCAGGCGTCTGAAGCGTGAGCATATTGCGGAATTTGTGCATCGGGTGACAAGCGTTTAATTTTTACGTTCATCCGAAAACCTCCTCGTTAATAGTTGCGTATCTACTTTCGTAAATGGACGCTTACTCGAAGTAGAAATCGTCATCTTGGAGCGCTTCGACCGTAGCTTTTTTGTAAGAATTTCCCTTTTGACTGAAGAAGTCGTGGGACTTTGTTTTTGTACTTAACCCGTTCATTACAATCGGGTTCGGTGTTTCATCAGCAAAGTACGGATCAAAGCCGATGTTCATCAACGCCTTGTTTCCGTTGTATCGAACGAACTTTTTAACGTCGTGAGTCAGTCCGACCTGATCGTAAATATCCTCGGTGTAGGCGATCTCGTTTTCGTAGAGTTCCGCAAGCAATTCGACGGCGAAGTCGCGTAGTTCGAGTTGTACGTCCGTCTCTTGTCTATTGTAAATTTCCTGTGCGAGTAAGCCGACATAGACGCCGTGGATCGCTTCGTCACGGATAATTAACGAGATAATCTCGCCTGAGCTCGTCAATTTTCCCTGACCGGCAAAATATAACGGATAATAAAAGCCGCTGTAGAAAAGGAAACTTTCGAGGTATACCGACGCAACCATCGCCTTGTATAACGAAATGTCATCGCCTGCCTCAATCGCGTTGTACAGCCCGCCAATAATTTCGGCTTTCCGCTGCAAGTAGCGATTCGTCTTCACCCATTCGAACAGTTCCGTGATTTTCTCCGTTGGCGCAAGCGTCATGAAGATGTTCGAATAGGATTTCGCATGGACTGCGTTTTCCATCATCGCCATAAAATTTAGGACGGCTTTACGTTGGTGGCCGGATACCTGGGCGGCAATTAGCGGCATACCTTCGTTCCCTTGCTCCGTGTCGAGCAGCGTTAGACCCGCGAGCACTTTCATATACGTATCCTGTTCGTTGGCTCCGAGATACTTCCACGTTAGAAGGTCGCCATTCAGCGAAATCTCTTCCGGAAGCCAAAACTGCTTAACGTTCTGTTCGTAAAACATCTGCGTGAATCCGTCGTCGTGTTGCGACCAGTTGGCCGCTGTATATTGCGTCAATTATTCGTCCTCCTTCTTTTTGTTATTTTTCGGATTTACTAGCTGCGTCTGCTTAAATATTCGTTCAATATGTCTTCATATTTATCTCGCATGAACTTAAACCTGTCTTGATGCAAGTTCTCGCTCCACCCGGTTAATTCATCAAGCTCCTTCATTTGCTGAAATCCTTTTTGGATTTCCTCGTAGTAAAATTCAATGTCTCCCACCGCTCGCCAATGCCTCGCTGTTCTGACTTGTTGCCCTGTTTCGGCTGTTTTCATAGCTATATTTAAGGCTTTTGTTTTCTTGTTTTGATTAGAGAGTATGTTCGATGCGATTTTCTTCAAAATGAGATCGCAGTAAACCTTAACGAAATTAGTTGGTTCGCTCACTATCAATACCACCTCCTATCAATCTGATAATTTAAACCACGCATGACAGGCAACCTTCCTGCCCCGTATCTTTAGTCCGCGCATAATACAGCGTCTTGATTCCTTTGTGATGTGCGTAAAGGTCAATTCGATTCAGATCGCGCGTCGTCATCGTATCCTTCAGGAACAGCGTAAATGAAATGCCTTGATCGACATGCTGCTGAATTGTCGCAATCATATCGACGACTTTAAACATATCCATGTCGTACGCTTCCTTATAGAAGAACCAATTCTGCGGCGATAGTCCCGGCATCGGATAATACGTCTTCGAATTGCCGTACGTACGCTCTTCGATTCGCTCCATAATCGGCATGACCGACGCTGTAGCCGACTGCACATACGAAATAGATCCCGTCGGTGCGATCGCTAGTCTATACGAATGATAGAGTCCGTGTTTCCGTACGTTATCCTCCAGCCGAACCCAATCGATGCGTTCCGGAATTTCAACGCCTTCAAACAGCTTCGCGACCTTCTCCGTTTTAGGACGAAAATCTCCCGCGACGTACTTATCGAAGTAGCTGCCGTCCGCATACGTTGATCCTTCGAATCCCTCGAACGTGCTGCCGGTTTCCTTCGCAAGCTCCATCGACCGCACCAGCGACCAATAATTAACGAGCGCAAAGAATACGTTAGCGAAGTCGCGAGCCTCTTCCGATTCATAAGCGATCCTATTCTGCGCAAGATATCCGTGTAGATTCATCGCGCCAAGTCCGATCGAACGCATCTCACGGTTAGCTCTTGCGACGGCTGGCGCGTTCTTGATATTCGTTGATTCTGATACGACCGTCAGCGCATCAACTGCGAGCTTCACCGTTTTCTCGATAGACTTATTCGCCATGACGTTCGCAATGTTGAGCGAGCCGAGATTACACGAAATGTCGAGGCCGATTGCGTCCGGTTCGCCGTAGTCGGTGTATTCGGATACTTGCGATACCTGAAGAATTTCGCTACAGAGATTCGAAAATTTCACTTTCGAAATGTGATTCAGCGCATGAGCTGCGTTGACGTTATCTTCGAACATGATGTACGGATATCCCGATTCGGACCGTAGAATCGCAAGCTTTTCGAGTAGCTGCCGCGGATTAATCTTGTCTTTGCGGACGTTCGGATTCTCGACGAGCTTGTCGTACATTTCTCCGATATCCATTTCGTCAAGATGCTCGCCGTATTCCTTATAGACCGTATGCGGGTAGAAAACGTACGCGTCCCGATCTTCGCGAGCCAGTTCGATGAATTTATCCGGAATAACAACGCCGATCGATAGCGTCTTAACCCTGACGTCTTCATCTGCGCTTATTTTCTTCGTATCCAGGAACGCGTCAATGTCCGCATGAAATACGTTTAAATACGCTGCGCCGGCTCCCTGCCGCTGGCCCATTTGATCGGCATATCGGAACGCGTTATCGAGCAGCTTCATGACGCCGACGACGCCCTTCGTCGAATTCTCGACGCCCTTGATCGACTCACCTTTCGCCCTGATTTTCGATAGAGACAACGAAACGCCGCCGCCAAGCTTCGATAGCTGCATCGCCATGTCTACCGCGCGACTGATATCGTTCAGCGAGTCGCCTACTTCGAGAAGGAAACACGATACTAATTCGCCACGTCGCTTCCTCCCGGCATTCAAGAACGTCGGTGTGGCCGGTTGATATTCCTGCCGGATCATCATTTCCGCAAACTCGGTCGCCTTGGCTGCGTCTCCTTTCGCGAAGAATAGCGCACAGATGGCGATCCGGTCTTCGTACCGTTCAAGGATCTTTTTCTTATCGTTCGTCTTGAGCGCATAGTCGTTGTAAAATTTGAACGCACTCATGAACGAAGGGAATCGGAACTTTTTCGCATAAGCCGCCTTGTAGACCGCTTTGATTTCGTCGAACGTGTACGGCTCGAAGACTTCGCGCTCGTAGTAGTCGTTCTCGATCAGATAGTCGAGCTTTTCGCGCAGATCGTGGAAAAAGACCGTATTCTGATTTACGTAATCTATGAAATAACTGCGGACGGCTTCGGCATCCTTTTCGAATTGAAAGCTGCCGTTCTTCCGTATCATAATTTCGTTGTTAAGTTCGATATACTTCGCATGCTTATTCGTCAATAGCTCTCACCCTTTCCGTAAATATCCGTACATCCTCCGTCGTCCCCGCCAGCTCGAACTTGTGGACGATCGGCACTCCGTACTCTTCCGCAATCAAGTCCGCCGCCTTTGCGAAATTCCCGCCCCAGTTGCGATTGCCTGACGCAGCCACGCCCGCCATTAAATCGCCATTATCCGCGAGGAAGTCCCAAACGGTGCCAGCGACCTGACCGAAGCCGTAAGTTCCCGTTACCAAGACGAACGGCTCCGTTAAAAGCATATCCGCCTTAATTTCGACAGCAGGCAGACCGGTCTTGGCTACGAATCGGCGTACGTTGCCGGCCAGCGAGTAGTAGGCGATTAGCATAACGACGCCACCAACACTCCGATAGGAATTGCGTACATAATTAGGACGATAATTTTCGCGAGTCTTTCCGCTTTTGTTTTCGTTTCCTCTACGAGTGCTAGCAGCGTAAAAAGTAATAGGCACGCTATCGCAACGTATGTCATTCGATCGACTCCTTCCGTTTTAGTTCCGCCTCGATCTCGTCTTTTCGCGCCAGAATCCGGTCACGTTCGATTTCCAACTCGACCCTCTTCCGTTCATGCCGACTGATTGCGTAATCAACATCGGTAAGCTGTTCGTCAAGCCATCGCAAGGACTGTCGCAACTGTGCGGCCGGGACGCCGTAGCATTCGTATGTCATTGCGTTTCCTCCTCTACGTCCTTTTGAACGCGTTTATGTTCGCGGTAAGCAGTGTACAGTCGGTCAGCTAATCCGACGAGTAACGCGGTTACCATGAAAACCACTGCAATTGTAATTCCGACTTTAACGATTGCGCCGACCTCCGGGACCGATAGTAGCGCCGTCACGATGACGTAGCCTGTCAGACATCCTGCAGAAAACAGTCCGAGTAATAAGGTGAGCGCAATCAAGTACGCTAATGCTCCGATAAGCCGCTGCTTAAACATCCGAACCGCCTCCTAATTCATCCTTGTATCGTTCGTGCAATGTGTCTGCTAGTTCCTTAGCGTATACAAGAAACGCATTGACAAAGTCGGCCTCTTCCTGCGTTATTATTTCATCTTCTTTACCTTGCTTGGCTTGAATTTGGCGAGTTAATGCAACCGCCGAATAAATAAAGCTATCAAATATCTCCTGTTTAAGAATCATCATGTTTCTATGCTCTTCCATCGATCACTTCCCTCCGATCGTGTCGAGGATTTCTTTAATCGCGTAGTATTCCGGATTGATTAGCGCCTTGATGCCTTCAGTGATTACATAAATACCAATTCCTCCGGGAAGAATCACTACCAGACCGACAGCAAGCACCACGGGAAACCATTCGTAATCCCAACTACAATGGCTCTTCTCATACGATTTTACAGTCACCTTCGTAATTATGACTCCCGCAATAACTGCGATCATTAGAAAAACGAACCCGATAATCGAATCAGTCACACCGTTAGCAAACGCCTGCTTTACGAGAACTCCGTATACATGCTCGGCCGCGACTCCGAGCTTTGCTGCCAGCTTGTCGATATACTCCATCGCTTTATCCATTCGAATCACTCCTTCGGTTTATCTATTACGCCAACATGAATCAGCCACGCAAGTCCGATCGCAGCCGCATCGCTCTCGTCGAAATTAGCGAACTCGCCGGTATATCCAGTCATACGCCGCACCGCCGCCTCAACTTCGTCCTTTTCTGCGTTGCCTGATCCGGCAACCAACGACTTAACACGCGTTGCTGATATTCCGAGTTGCGGTTGCTTTGCGGTTGGAGTCTTCCAATACTTATCGAACGTTAACCCGAATCGCGACGTTGCTCGTTCGCACGCGTTCCACGCCGCCAGAACCGGATAGTTCGAGGTCGACGTTTTGCCTGCGAAGTCCTCCCGTACCACATAGTCGAATCCATCTCGCGGGTAGTTTTTATCGAGGAACATCAGCGCCCACCCTTCGATAACTTCGGCTCGATGCGCGTGTGACCGGCTAGGGTTTGGCTTGACGTGCGATAGCGCTTTGATCGTTGGCTTTCGGTTGCGTACCTCGATGATCGCCACGCCTGGGCAGGTCATCGACGTGTCGAACGCAAGGCACCGGATAGGCTTGGCGCTACTCATCTGCCCGCACTCTTTCGATAAATTCGAGCGCATCAACGTACTGCCGTTTCGTAGATTCGTATACGTTCGACCTCAATACTCGCGACACTTTTGCGCGAAGCTCCGCCAGTTCTTCGTCCGTCAGCGACTTCGCAATAGCCGTCTTGTATCCGTTAAATGTCCATCCGTTCAGGTCCAACGGTAAGGGCGCTCCTTCTTCGACAGACTTGCGAATTTCTACGAATCTATCGAATAATTCCGTCACGTCTTCTTCCGTAATTTCGATGCCGAACGCCCGCATATCCGGAGACTTTTCGAATTCCCCTTCCGGATACACCCACGACTTTTTAGCCGCGTTCACGTAAAGGATGACGTATAAGTCGACGCCGTACATCGGACCGTAAGCGACACATTGTTTGACGTGCTTTTCTTCCGGTTGTCGCATCGAATGGAGGGACGTCTTTGCGGCGGTCGTTTGCTTCGACTTGATTTCGAGGCCGACTCGCAACACTTCGCCGTCTTCCGTTACATAGCGCATGATGCCGTCGCATGTTCCGTAAAGGTTGAACGAGTATCCGCGATGTGTGACCGGATGATTCATTTTCGCGAAATCCTCGAACATTGGCGTGCCGTCTTCGTTCTTTTCGAAGCTGAACGGACAGGGGCGGCCGGCCTTCTTCTCGAAGTGTTTTTCCATGAAGAGAATGTCGCGCTGGATTACGTCCCCGATCGCCGTACCGATGCGAGTCCATCGCCCTTGATACGGAGGCTTTTTCGTTTCGTCTCTCGGAGATCCGATCGCCTTGTGATAAAGCTCGCGAGGGCAAGCGTTAGCAGATGACGGCGAGAAATACGGCTTCTTCGGAAAGACTTTCGGAGCATTGGCGTACCATTTATGAATCTGCGCGTCCAGGGCGTTATCCCACGTCTCCGGCAGCGAGTGCCATTCGTTTAGATATTCGACCAATTCGTCCGCAATCTGCTGCGCGTATGTGGTCGGTTCTTTTATATGTGCCCGCAGTGAATTTGCGGCTGACCTTCCGTTTAAATTCGTCAATTAATCGTCTCCCTTCGTTTTGAACCATTCATCCACCGAGAAACCGTTTCCCCATCTTCGGCAAATCTCGATATCGGTCTTGTTCGGAATGTTGCCGAAAACGTACGTATTCAGCATGACATCCTCGAAATCTTTAACGTCTTCTCGCGTGATGGTGTCCGGAACTAAAAGCAGCGCTTCATCATGCACCACGCACCATATCCGCCATTCTCCGCGTCCTTCAGCCGTTTTCCTGTCACATAACTCTTGCAGCGCAATCATCGTCGCTTTGGTCTGTATCGCTGCTGACCCCTGAACTCTTGCGTTAGTTGACTGTGTATAAACAGCCGAGTAATGGCCTTTGGCGTTCCGGTCCTTTGCGTCCGGTAACCGTCTCTTACGTTGGCCGCGATCCATCCAAACATATCCGTGCTTCTTAACGAAAGATTGATTCGTTTCGACCCACTTTTTGACGACCGGAAACCTTTCGAAGAAGTTGTCGAGGAACTTCTGCGCTTCTTTCTTCGATATTCCGATAGCGTCCTTGAGCATGTTCGCGCCACCCCCGTAAGCAACCGCAAGCATGATGACCTTCGCCTGTTTCCGGTATACTGATCCATCGCCGCATTCTTCGATCGGCTTATTGAAAACCTCCGAAGCGATTGACGCGTACAAATCGTTACCTTGCAAGTAGTTATCGACTAGCTTCGGATCTTGCGAGAAGTACGCCAGGCATCGGTATTCTTGCTGACTCCAGTCTCCGCCTAATATCGCGTATCCTTTAGGAGCTACGAACATCTTCCGGGCTTCTTTCGGTTGGTTCTGTAGGTTTACGCCTGTTCCACCTGATGAGAACCGACCGGTCTTTGCACCGTTCTGATTGAAATTCGTGTAGAGTTTGCCGGTCCTCTTGTCGATTAATTCCGGCAAAGCGTTGATGTACGTTGAGTACAGTTTGAACTTCTCCTTATACTCGAGCAGCTTCTTAATGATCGGATGTTTGCTCGCAAGAGGTTTTAGGACTTTTTTTGCGTCAGTTGAGTCGAGCTTCTCTCCGGTTGCTTCTTCTAACGCTGGCTTAAGCTGCGCCGGCGAGTTAATGTTGATGTCGCCCAACTCGTCGATAATCTCCGCATACAAACGATCGATCTCCGTTTTGATCTCCTTACCGTATTCCTCCGCGAATTCCAGGTCGATGTCGAATCCGGTTGACTCAAGCTTCTGCACGACGCTGATTAACGGAACCTCGACCGTCTCATAGTAGCGAAGGATATCAGGAAACTTCTTCAGGTGTTCGCGTTGGAAATCGCGAAGCTTTCTCGTCACATCACCGTCTTTTGCCGCATACGCAAGCGCAATCCGAAGATCACTCACTTCGTTAAAGCCGATCTTTCCGAATAAGTCTTCGTATGTGTCAGATTTAATCCGCAGATATTTCGTGACGAGATTTTTCAGCGCAAAGGACGGCTCGTTTTCGTTAAGCAACCGCATCGCTTCCTGTGTGTCCCACGTAAGGCCACGCAATGTAATCCCTTCGCGATCAAGCATGTGAATATCGAACTTTGCGTTATGAGCGAGCTTTCCGATCGACTCATCTTCGTAAAATGGCCGCAGTTTTTCGACGACAAAGCCGTTACCCAATTGCGGATGATCCGTATTATGTTTCGTCGGGATATACGCGTGGATGTCCGCTTTGATAGCCGTTAGCACATGGCCGACAATGCAGTCGTTCCATACGTCTGTACCTGTTGTCTCAACGTCGAATACGATCTCTTCTTCGTCAGCAAGCATCGCGAGGAATTCGTCTAGCCGCGCTTCGTCCGTAATCAGCCAGTAGTTTTCCGGTGTATTCTCGACCATCTTCCGTAAGGTTTCTTCTCGCTGGGATTCTTGAAGCGTCTTCCATAATCGCAGGGCCTCCGCCTTGCTGAACGCCTTCGGGTTTCCGGCCTTGTTCACGCAGTCAGACGGGTTCCTGGCGAGTTTGCCCGCGTCCATTGCCGCCTTGACTTCGTTTAATCGTTGACGGTCTGTTTCCGAAAGCTTGCTTGCGAATATGCGACGCCAGCTCTCCTCGATCGGTTCGGCCGTTTTCGCCTTCTTCTTCCGCTTGGCTGTTTCGGCAACTTTTTCGTTCTTAACTTCGTCATTTTTAGGCGTCAAAGCGCTAAGATTCAACCGTAGATTACCGAGTTCCATTCGCATCCTCCTTCCGCTTACGACGTTATAAATCTTCGCGGCTTACGTACTTCCGCTTGTATTCCGCCTCGTTATCCGCATACCAATCCGACCAGCAAGCGTTGTCACAAAAGTACCGGTCGAAGAGCGAATCGTAGGTTACGGACTGCCCTTCGTTTATTACCCGGTTACATTCGGCGCAGATGGCGGCCACTTACTCGTCGCCCTTTCGATCGAAACGCGCTTCGACTGGCGCTATTAGTTCGATGCTTGACTGATTTTCTGTGCAATTTCCGTGGTTCTGAGTAGCGACTTTTACGCGACCGTCCTCGCCGACAGCCACAACCTCGCAAATTTCCCCATCATATAAATACTGAACAATATCACCGACCTTATACTCGCCAACCTCGCGTCCGATTGCGGCCCATCTCTTACACTCTTTCACTTCGGCCTGCTTTCGTTTAGCTTCGGCAACCTCTTCGTCGGTGGCGCGAACGAGGGACTTTTCGTCTTCCCATCCGGCATACTCCCCGTTGACAAAAGCAAGCTTGAACGGAACCGCCGAATCATCGTCTTCTGTAATTTTGACGATATCCCCTCGGTCACAGCAGCCGTTCCGTGCAGTACCGACCACCTTCGCATAATCACCGACTTTCAGGCGTTCAGGCTTCGGCTCGGCGGCGCTAACTTTACGGTAGACTTCGAATACTTCTCCATGGGTATCAAGATCGTATCCGTCGTCATCTATGATGATCGGATCCCCATAATCATCTACGAACTCAATCTCGTAATACTTCCCTGCGGTTAGATATCTGCTCGGAGCTTCGTCAAACTTAACGAAATCGCCCGCTTTCGCCTCGCTCTTGGCAATCCGTACGTACCCAGCCTCAGGTTCGCCTTTTAGTGCATCAACGTCGGATTTTAATGCCTCTATATCCTTTTCGTTTGTGCTGACGCGATCTTCTATTGACGGCTGGGATGCGGAGACTTTGCGGAACACAGAACCCGCAATAAGCGCATTACCGTGCGCATCCTCTACTTCTGTGTACTTAGGCTTCTTAATTGTTGCTTCTGTACCGTATAAAACCTTTGCTCTTAACACGTCAAATGAGTACCCCTTTCCTTCCTTTTCAACTGCTTTAATAATGTTATTAACACTCTCTGTATAAGCATTGGTGAACTATCAGTGTGGCTTATGGTGTTTATTTCTGGAATGTAATACTACTCGTAGTACGGTTTTGTGTAATCCATTACTACTCTTCCTCCACATGGACAATCTAATTTCATTACATTCCAACCGTCTTTCTTTTCTTTTTGAGGTTCTTTACCGCATTTATTACAATACATCGGAAGCATTAATTTTTTCTTCTTCGTCATCATTTTTCACCTACCAAAGTTAATAAACGAGTTATATCTTCTGGCTTATGACCATCCCACTCTGGACTATTCGGAAATTCCGAAACGTTGAAATAATTCCAATAATCTAAGTGATTGTGATATGTGTAATCACCTTTTACTAAACCTCCTCAATTACAATTGATTTAACGTCTAATCCGTCATATCTCATAGCGTTATATATTCGTTGCCAATGGCTATTTAAGTTAGTCAAACCCTCACAAATTTTTGCTTCTCCTCTATCCGTCATGAAGAATATGACATTTGATTCTCCTCTGCTGGTGCACCAACCATCACTTGGTCGAGGGGTAGGCGTTGTATCTTCATGTTCTCCTGCATAATAAGAACCGTTCACTTTTATTAGATACGATTTCACTAAATCCACCCCTTGCCTACAATGTAACCTAATAAATGTTTCGCCATCATACCGCCTCCGCTTCGTTTTTAACTTCGTAAAGTTCCCGGTTAAGGGACAGCGGCAGTTCTACCCACCGCTTGCTCGCACGATTAGTTGATTTCGCCCAATATTCGCGCTGATTTCCTTCGTTTTCAAACATCCAAACGCGAGGCATTTCGCCCGGATCACCCAATACGCCGATAAAATAATCAACGTCGGACCGATCGTAAGGCTCGCCTTTTCCGTTCGTTGCGTATAGAACGAGTTCATTTTTGCGGTCAGGCCTACGTCGAAACGTTTTGACCTGAACCTTGTATTCGCGACCATTCAGCGGGTCTTCCGCCTTGAAATCGTAAGGCTGCGCGAGTTGGGGGCGCGATACTGCGTACCCATTCGCTAACAGCGCCAACTCTGCGACAACCTCCGAGTATTTTCCGACAACTTCGGTTAGATGCGCCATTCAATCGTCCCCCTTCGTTTTATTAAAACGGTAAAGTTTCTTCGTCGACTTCTTCGTTATCTTTTTCGTTATCCGATCCGGCCCCCAGCGATAATCCGATCAGACTAATATCGAATCCTGCTGCGACTAGGTTTTCGATCTGCGTCTTCTCGTCAGCTTCGAATAGCAGGCCGTCGAACAGTTTTGCGTTGAATTCCTTACCGTCGAATTTAGCGAAGTTTGCGCGCTCCTGTTCGGTGAGATCTTCTTCGAAATCGATCAACGGAGTAAGGGAAACTTTCGTGTCTTTCGACTTACCTGTCGTATTGGTTTTCGTTAACTCAAAGGCGAGCTTTCCGAGTTTTTTTTCGTATTTCTTAATCGTCGCGTAGACGTCTTGAGCTTGATTTCGACTCAAGTCAACGATGATTTCTTTGCCGGACTCTAGATCGATGAATCCCATAGAGTACCGCTCTTTTCCACAGTACTTCCACGCCTCTTCACCATGAGCCTTCGCTTCATCCTCATCACCGGCCTCTTTTGCTTTAAATTGGAGATCGCGGTAGTATTTTTCGGCCAAGTCCCATGGTGTATGATCGCTCACAACGTACCCTTTTTCGTTCCTGGTAGAAGGGTTCCTAGCGACAAACGTATTAACCTTTTTGTAGATGCCGTAGCCGTAGTACTGCATTAAGTCCTCGGCTCCAAGCACACGGACTTTATACGTAGTACCAACACCAAACTTAGCGAAATCGATCTTATTTAAGTTGCCACCTTCACCTCCACCGGCCTGTAATGCTGATAGCGCCGCCGCGCCTTTTTGAAATTGACTCATTCGATTTCCCCCTACGTTTTAATTTTGAGGCTTTTCGCCCTCGCAAAATGCCGGTACCTGCGTCCGAAACGCCGCCAGCGCTAAGCCGTAGCGACGCGACTCCGTTACTTAACGGCCGCCCCGACATTCTCCGAGCGCCGGGCCGCGATGTCCGCCGCCCTCATTCGCCTTCTTCGCGATTAACTTCGTAAATAAGTCTGCAAATACAAAGCGTTGCAATCACCGCAAATATTTCGAATAGCCATGCGTTAGACATAGGCGGCGACTCCTCTCGCTGTACGCGTCAGTTCGCGTCTTATTTCGTGCGATTCCGCCGGTAATTCGTCCATACGCATACGAACCGCATTAATTCGGGCCTGCAACGCCAATTTAGTCGGCAATGACCGGGCGCGCGACAAACGGTCTTCTAAATGTGCGATCTCTTCTTCGAGTTCATCGCGAAACTTATCGATCCTAGCCACCTCTTCCGTAATTTGTTGCGACATTTTCGCAATTTCTTCCGCAATGAAGTTCGTCACCTTACGCCGAATACGATTGATGCAGCCTTTATTCGGTGGGATCACGGTCTTAACAACGTCTGCATCTACCGCAAGCATGAACGTTGCTCCACGATGGGAATAAATCCGAGCATCTTCTCCATTGTCGTCCGGACCGATGCCGCAGTAAATCGCATTAGATAACATCTGAGACGCCCATGCTTCCGGCGTTTGCTTTCCGATCTTAAACCGTTGGGTAATTCGTTTCTTCGCGTGGTGGGATAACGTCGCTTTCATCCGACCCTCACCGCCTGGATCGAAAGTGGACGGTAGTAGTCCGCCGGATCTTCGTCGGCTGGCCATGCGCCTTGATATAAAATTTCGGTTAGTTTGCGCGGATCTAGCGCAGGATACGTATTGGAATCGGTAATTTCGGGGATATTCATAGTACGTTCGCCTCCATATTATTTAGGTAAAACGTACTAGTTCGGAAGGTGTGTTCGCATACTGTTCGCTTGTCTTTTGACAACAGATTGTATATGATGAGGGTGTAGCGATGCCTTCCGGGCTAGTTACGTTTCAGAAAGAAACCTTTATGCTGTTAGTTGGGTTTGGCAGCGTGATCGGAATCGTTGGATGAATCTGCAATGTGATCGAGCATTTCCTCCAAAACGTTGCGCCAACAACGTGGAGATGTCGGTATCATTCGTACATCCGCGAATCCAAGCTTCTATGATAAGTTTTTTTCTTGGGTCGTCCTGCGCCAACAGGGCGACCTTCTCTTTTAATAAAACCTTGCCTACGACGTTCGCCAAAACGTCTTCGGGTTCCCAAACTGTTCCATCCTTGTTTAACTCCTCAATAGCGACGTCGTTCTTTAATTTGCGCTTTTTCCCGCTTAAAAAATCAGTTCTCACATCTCTAATGATTTTTTGGATCAACGCCCTTTTATCACGTCCATTGTTCTCAAAAATCATTAGGGCTTTCCCTATCCGCCAGTAACACTCTTGTTCAAAAGAGGTTAAGTCCGGGATTAAGTGAGCGATTCTTTCTGACTCGCGAGTTACATAAGGCGCTGAACCACTTTTTAAGGCCGCCTTTATTCTATTGAATTGTTTCTCTTTCAATTTAAAATACCTCCTTGTTGCCCTACACTATATAACACGTAGGGACTATCAGTTTTTGCGACAAAACAACAAAAAATTTTTCATCTTTTTGTTGTTTTGTCCTCTATATGAAAATCTTAGCATATTAGTCTTTGTTGATGTTCGAAATTGGGTGAACTCAAAAAAACTATTTTTTACCCAATTTTCTAAGTTTTATATTAAAAAAAGCCACCGTTTGGTGGCGACGGATATACATTATCCTCCTACTTTTATGCCTGCGACTTTTACATCTTCATTGCCCTGTTGTTTATCTGTTGCCGCCGCATTATGAGGCAAAACTGCAAGAATCGCCCCTAAAACTAATCCCATCAATAAAACTTTCTTCATATAAAACCTCTCCTTTTTTTTCGAATTTAAATGATTTGAGTTCTGATGCTTGTCTTTTGTCGATTCCAAGGGAAGGCAATACGTCCGCTATTAGTGATGCGAAGAAAAAGTTCATTTTTTTAAAAAAGTGCCCATACCCTCTATAAATCTTATCTACAGACTGAGCTTTTACGTAATCGAAAAATACGATAAAATCGTCATCACCTCCTAAAAGCATCTGATTACTTAATAAAGATGTATTTGGAATATCCCCACTCCTTTTGAAGTGGAAATAAATCTCCGCGAGTGTTAAATTATGTTCGGCCTCATTAATAATTAGCCTCTCTCCTGTCTTCCTCGCAGCTTCAACACTTTTTCTAAGAAAATATAAACAATGCTCCTCTTGGTTTTCAGCTAAATGGGAGATTCCAAGGTAGTAATAACCATCTGACTCGTGCTTATCATTTAATTGTGTTTTTATCATAACATTTGCATGGTGGCGACAAAGATCAAGTTCATTAAGGTGAAGGTATGCTGGCGCAAGAACTTCAGACAATCGGTAAGCGTAGCACTCTTTAAAGAACATCTTTCTAACGCTCTTCATCCCGGATAACTCACGACTAATTCGTTCAGCCTCCTTGGTAATCTCGAAATAATCTTTCGTATAGTACATAGAGACACACTGATATATTTGCTTCAAGATAGAGATCTCTTTACACCCGGAAGTCTTGAGGTTCTCAATTTTCGAAATCATCTCTTTAAATGATATCTCATCAGTCATGAAATCGAGGATAATAGAATAAGCGTTAATATAAGATTTAAGGTAAGGATCTTTTTTATTTTCGGTAATAAGACGGCTCAACAGATTCGCGTCTCTTTTTATGGCCGAATATTCAAAAGCCTGTTTTATGGATTCCGTTGTATTTAATTGCAAACACCAGTCACGCATTTTTTCGTGATATTCTTCTTTAAAGAAATACCTCGCTAACTTAACAAGCTGTCTAAACCCTATTCTGTCTTCATTTTCTAAATCATATAAACAATCCCGATTAATACCTGTTTCTAAGGAAATACATGGTATACTTAACCCCAGAGACTCTCTTTGATAGGTGAACTCATCTCTTATAGAACGCAACCCCGACACCCCTTTTATGTGATTTACGTTTTGTTATATCTATAGTATACTACAAGTGCACACTTTTGTGTGCGTAAAATTTTAGAAAAAGGAGATTTTTTTATGATTAGTTATGAGCCTCTGAGGTCATACCTAAAAGAACGTGGACAAACAACTGGAATACTAAGGGACAAGGTAATCCATCGCAACTTGGTGACTAAAATTAATGACGATAAGCATGTTAGCTTAGCAACGATTGAAACCATATGTCTTTATTTAGGAGTACCTATTGAGAAGGTCATTAAAATAGTTCCTGATAACGTAGAAAAATAACGATATTTAAGCTATAATTTCCCCGTAAAGCAAAAGCTTTGCGGAGGTGTTTATTACGGTTAAGTATCGTCGAGGTAAATGTTTACTTCGCGACCGACTCCGTGAAGCTGGAATGAACCAGGCGCAGCTCGCCGATAGGGCTGGCGTTGAAGAATCGCACGTATCCGGTTATGTACACGGAACAAAACGGATGAACCTGGATACTGCGAAAACTTTTTCGGTAATTCTAAACTGCCGCATGGACGACCTGTACGAATGGATCGTCGAGGAATAACCGGTAGTCGGTCGCTGACGGGATTAAGTGTCGCCCGTCAACGAAAAACTTACCCGTTTAGGTAACTTCACCCGCCACCTCTTAACGTCCTCTGCACGCTCATACACCGCCTTCAACTCCGCTCTCCCCTTCGCAAGCAAGAATTCATTCGCATCCTTTCCTTCCGTAATATATCCGTGTGCCAGTCCGACTTTCCCGTATAAATAACGTTCGACCTCCGCCCGCAACTTCTCGCCGGCCTTATCGTTATCCGTCACGATGGTTACGTGTTCGATCGGAGACTGGACGATAATGTCCGCCTTCCGTTGGTTAAACGAAGAGCCACCGGTCCCGATCGCCGGCACTCCCGCCGTCATCCACGATTGCGCATCGATCTCCGCCTCGCATAGGACAACGCGCGTCAGCCGCCGATCATACACGACATTCATTCCGTAAACAAGGTCCCGAATAGGCCAGCCGCCTTTGACGTACCAGAACGCCTTGCCCCGCGTTGACCGATTCTTTACGTTAGCGAGCCGGCCGTTTGGAAGCCGCCAGGGCAACGCAACCGCACCGCCAGCCATACCGACGCCCATTAGCCGCTGGACAGCCGGCATGATTCCGCGCTTGTTTAAATAATCGTTAGGCCCCGCAGCCACGTCGTCAAGAATCGATTCCCTCAACGGTTCGCGAGTCTTTGCGAGCTTCAGCTTCGGCAGCCTGAGCGTGAGTTTTCCGTCATCTGATTCCGGCGCATACGCATCGATCAAGTATTCGATCGTCTCCTCTTCGGTTTCTTCGCGCAAGAATGCCAGAAGCTTAACGAACCCGCCCCGCGCATACTCTGCGTCATAATAGCCGCTATCGCCCCAATAACCGGCCTTTGCGGTCGCCGTGTCTTCGAGATAAACGTAAAAGCTAGGCATTCGGTCATAACGGAAAGGACTTGCGGCCAGGAGTCGCTCGTCCGTCCAGGTCGGCCGCGTCCATTCGAACTGTTCGAGCTCATATCGTATGTCGACGTCGACCGGACGGCCGTTTAACGTCAATGTCGGCACTTTAGTCCCACTCCTTTCGCCCTAATTAGGCCGGATTGTTCTATATATTACGCCCTGTTTTCGAAAAATTCCATCGTATTTTGTCGAAAGAATCACGGTAAATGTTGACAATGTTATCCGTTATATTCCAACTCCTTAAAAGTCGAACTGATCCGCTGACCCTTCGGCTCCTCCTAGTTGTTTGATGACGCCAAACTGCGGCAGATAAACGATCTCAGCGCTCTTCCCTTCGCCGCCATCACGGCCTTTGTTCAGACCGATCAGGCCTCGCCCTTCCTCTGCGTTCGTATCCACCGCAATCAATAACGCAGCATCTTCGAGCAACGCCTTCGTTTTCTTGACGTCCTTACGCTGCGGTAGTTTTAATTCAGAGTCAGCGTCTTTCCCTTCACCTTCTTCTGCTTGCGTCAACGCAAAGACAGTCGTTTTTGTTTGGCCGGCCAGACGACGGAGTTTCATCGATGTATTAGCCGCGTCTCCCCCCGCAGTCTTTGACGTGTTCTTTTCGTAATCGAGGTAGTAAAACGGATCGATTAGAACGACGTCAGCTTTCGTTTCGAGTATATCCGCCTTCAGATCGCGGAGTTTCCGGGAGTCGAAGTCCTCGTCGTCTACCGCGCGGACAATGATGTTGCCCGGAATCAATTCGTTCATCTTATCGAGGAACTCCATAAAGCCGGATTCGAATTCGTCGGGTAGCTTTCCCTGGCGAACATCCCGCGAATTAAATCCGGCCTCAATATCGACGCCATCAAGATTCGCTTTTGTCACGCCAATGCTTGCCGAAATGGAAACGTAAAGCCTGACGAGAACCTCGTACCATCCCATTTCCATCGACCAGATTAGAACGTTCGCCCCCTGCATCGCGCAATTAATCGCTTCCTCCAACGCTATGGCCGATTTTCCCCGTCCGGATTTACCATAAATAACGTATACGTTCGACGAAACATAGCCGCCCATCGCCCGGTTTATGAATTCGAATTTGCTGCGCCAGATCCGGAAAGACTCGCCAGCCTTGCGGTTTTCGTATTCGGCTTTAAATTTGTCGATATCTTTTTTGATGTCGGTGCCAACCGAACTACGAACGTTTGTTCTTATTTTAAGACTTTCGACTTTTTCCGTCAACCACGAAAATAATTCTTCCGGATTATCTTGCGCTTGGCTAAACCGTTCCGGAAGCTCCTTTTCCGCAATATCGACGAACTCTCGCAACGCAGCCTGTTTCCGTAGTTTTTCCGCAAGGTAATCGTAATTGGCATCGATATTAAAATCCGGCTGGAAGTCCGGAACCTCATTCGCCACCATCTCGGCCGTTGGCGCCTGGCCCCCGTGTTTCTCCGCGTATTCCGTGATGTATCGGAGTGCTTTGCGTTCGCCTTCCGTTGGTAAGTCCTCGGCGGTAATATTAAAGCGCAGCAGCGCGTTCGGATCGTTCTGCTCGATCACTTTCGATAGCATTAAAACACCGTAGTTCATCCGCGATCCCTCCTCACTCTCTTAACGTAAATGACTCGTACGCCCCTTTTCGCCTGCTCTGCGATTTCAATTCGAATGCGGAAGTAGTCGGCTGCGCTCTCGAACATTCCCGAAATGAAGTCCGCAGCAACTCCGATGTAATAGAACGCCCAATCAAGCGCAGCAAACATCCACTTTAACGGATAGAGTAGGCAGTACATTATCGCTCGACCTCCCGCTTCAATTTCGCCTTAGCTTCGTCCTGCTTCGCCTTGTATTCCTCGTCGCCGTACATCGCTTCCAGACGTTTGTAATCGTTTAACTCGTCGAGCAGCTCATCGATTTTCTTCGTTTTCTTTTTCGCCATTTCACTCCCCGCCTTTTCTAGTCCTTCGCTAATCGCAGACGCCAGTTTAATGCTCGGCAATTCCGGAAGATATTCCGCCCAATGAATCGCCGTTCCCTCCGGCTCCGGATAGTTTTCGTAATCAACTCCGTCAAGATATTCGTCAACAAACTGACTGCGGCAGACTAGGCGGATATAGTTCGCGTCGGCGAAAATCCATTCGCCGTGGATTGCGTCAGTCAGATCGAACTCAACGTAGGCAGAGACGCCGGTATCATCCGTTTTCTTAACGTCTCGGCGCGCTTCTACGAAGAATATGCGATCAGGATATCCGTCTACTGCGACCAGATCTCCGATAGTGATTTCGGCTTTCATGATCGACCACTCCCGTAATAAACGATCGATATTTTTAACCCATGCTCCCTTGCGAGATCGATCATATGCTTAGTTCCTCGGCTCTTCCCGTCCCAAAACGCCACGAGTGCGTCAGCTTCTTTCGCCATCTCCTTATTACGAATATATCCCGCAGCCTTTCCGAATCTATCCCAATCGGCCGGGTGCTCACTTACCCTATATCCGCGTTCGTCAGCGTATCTTTCTCCGAGAGCATCGGCTCCCCTTGCCTTTCCGGAAACGATTATAATTTCTTCGTCCTGTCTATTTCGCAAAACTGAGTCCATCTTTTGGCGCAATAATTCGTAGTTATTGAAATCGCGTCCGCCGGCAATAATCACTTTAATCATCTCCGCAGCCCCCTTTTCGATTCGCCTTCGAATTCAATCACGCGGCATAGGTCACGAATACGGTCCGTCAGACGTTGCTCTCCGAAAACGTCCGGCAGCCGTTCGATCGCAATGTTGCTCGTGTAGACAGTCGGTAACTGATTCGTCACTCTTGCGTTAACTATTGCGTGAAGATAGCCGCGAAATGCCGGCGTACAATCCCGCACCCCTACGTCATCCAGTACTGCAAAGGGAGCCGTCATCGCCAGCGTCATCTTCCGTTTGAATTCCGTCATGCCGTCCTCGTCGTTCGTCATGGTTGCGAGGTTGAATTCCGTCTGCCATTCGTTCACATCGAGGAAATAGGCCGGACGCAGTGACGGCGTTAAACCTCTCCGCAAAGATCCGCTGTAATAGACGCGCAGCCATTCGTTAAGGATTGCCGCCGCTGTCGTCGTCTTTCCGGTGCCAGAGTTCGCGCTGAAGAGATACAACGACTTGATACGGTCAGCCGGTTCGATGTAGCCTTCCGTCTGCTCAAACTGACGCTCGAACGTCTTGACGTAGTTTTCAACCGATTTATATATCGCTGGCTGATCCGCTCTGGCTGGCGAATTGGCAAGCGTTGTCAGTCGATATTCTCGCGGTAAGCCTGCCGCCGCTGACCGCCCGCCGTTTCCTGTCGCGCCGTGTAGTGCGATGAAGTGCGGGCATCGGCGGTTACAGGCGGACGTGCCGGCCGCTTTGCATCCGGTAGCCAGGACGCAGTTTCTTTCGTTAGTCAATGGCGTTCACTCCTTTCGTTAGTTCTCGATTACGTTTACTACGTGGATATTTCCGTTGTGTTTGTCTACGAGGAGATATACGGTGTACTCATCCCCTTTTACGACGTGTAGCATACCTTCGACGAAATCGAGATCAGTCGTTACTCTTGCTGGATCGTATGTCATTCGCCCACCCCCGTCCGGCTGTCGTCGATGATTTTTAAGAACGACTCTTCTCCGTATTCATCAATCCCTTCCGTTACTGTAGGTAAATAGTCGAATAATCCATCCTCATAAAAAACCTTGTCTTCGCTTACATTCACGATTTTCCCGTAATAATCCGCAACCTCATTAATTTCGAAACTACCGACAACATCTCCCACACGAACCTCAGTCGGCTGCGGTGCGTTAAGATATTCGTCAGGTACTTCGAGTCCAAGTGCGCGATGGAGAGCGATGGCTTCTCCGATATGGATGTTAAAGCAGTCGTCCGGCGCACATATTGCCGTTCCATAAAACGCAGTCCTGCTATTCGGTTTCTTTGCGACCGCCTCTACGGTTCGACTTTCACGGTTGATATCGAACGTAATATCGAAAGTCCGCCACAATCTATTATTCGTCCTAAGACGTTCAACGTCCGCCTTCGCTCGCTCAACGATTTCATCCCGGCGTTCTTGTGCGGTCTTTTCAACCGGTGCCTGCGCCATTAATTCACGCCTCGCATCTTCGTATCCTTTTGCGTATGCAGCTAGCCGCAATTCCTCGATCGCATCTCGCGCTGTTTCTACCGCAATGTCATATCGTTGTTCAACGTTTTCCATTTCGCAATCCCTCCGTTTAATAAAAGTCGTCGCCGATTTCCGCCTGCTGCTCCCGCCTTTGTTGCGCCGCTGCTTCGGCCCTGATTTCCGCCACTGCCCGCTGCAAATTCCGTCCCATATACGTCTGCATAAATCCGAAGCTGATACCCGGCCATTCTGCCGTAGGCCTGTATTCCGCAAAGCACAGATCGATGAATCGCTTCGTTATTTCCGGCCCGTATTCGCCTGGCTTCCGTTTCGTTCCGACCCAGCGCCCGAGCATTCCCGCTTCGGCCTTCCATGGTTCGCGAGTAGGCATCGGAACGTAAGGGACGCCGTAAAGCCGCTCATGCTCCGCCTTTAAATACGATTGAAAGTCGCGCACATTCCACTTGGATAACGGTTTATCTGTCGTCGGCATTTTCGTCACCCATTTCGTTAAGAATCGCATAATAATCGTATTCTTGCGCATAGGATTCGTAGAGGTCGATTTTACGACGCAAGTCCGAAATTTCCTTCGCCATGTGATCCTTTTCCGCTAACAACGATTCAATAACGGGTCGGTCGGCAATCGGACA